AATATAATTATTCCAGATTAGATAAACCGTATATTTTAAGGGATTTTTATTGTTTCGTTTATCTCGAACTGCGAGAATGCCTAACTAATTGATTTCCAATGCCTTTTTGAGAAACAAAAAACAATGCATTGTTTCCTGAAAAATTTTTTCCTATAAATTTTCTGTGCGAGAATTTACATATATAGAATTGTTTATGTATTTTTGCGCTATAAATATAAATCACCATAGAATTTCTAACATGATAAACATTGACGGCATACAGGTAGATATTACTACAAGCATAGACAGCTTATTAAATGAATGGGCTGTCTTTACTGTAGAGTTTGAATTTGATAATAGGCTCATAGTCTGTCATACTTTCAATCAATCAGTGTATAGAGGAGTAAAAAGTCTAATCAGACAAATTCTAAGTATAAACGCAAAGAGTATAGAGCTAAGACAAGCTTTATTAAACAGCGAATACATAACTGTTAATATAGAAAAGTATAATCTTACAAATGAGTTGGAAGTACTTGCTTACAAATATGAATTGATAAAGGCGAATAGAACATATCTGCCTTATGGCTATAATACTCTTATAAAAGCTGGTAATGCTCTTGAACAGAATTATGCTAATATATTATTACAAGAGCTTATAGGCGAAATAGACAAAAATGCTACATGCCCATCAAACAGTATTTATAACACTCATAAAAGAGGGCGACTTCCAAAGTCTGTACGCTGTTATGATAGAAATACAGGTTTGTTTATAAGCGAATACGCTTCTATAAAAGATGCTGCTGAAGAAACAGGTATTTGCGCAAGTAATATATCCATGTGCTGTAACGGCCATATAAAATCAGCAGGAAGATATATATGGTCTTATATTTATCAGCCAATAGTCGATATTTCTAAATCTAAAGATAGGCGCTTTAGAGAAGCTCAATCGCCATCAGAACCCGAACCCGAACTGATAGAAAGACAAAAGGAATTTATTGCAAAAAATCAACATCAATATGAAAACAGATAAAATAGCACAGAAATTAGCGGATATATTGCCAAACAGGCCAATGGTTCCTGGAATGTCTAATCCAGATACATCCAAACTTGTAAAACAAGAGGCCACGCGCATCAAATCAAAACAAGATGCAAAAGAATTGGCTCATATTAAGTATCTTGAAAAGCAGAAGCTTAAAAATCTTCAAGCCAAACAAGAAAAACGTCAATCGCTAGCAGAAGAACTCGGCATAGAAGAAATACCAGATGGCCAAACTGAGCTCCAAGCCAAACGTATTGCAGAGCAGCAAAAACGAGTTGAGGCTATTGAGGCTATTGAGGCCCAGACTGTAGAGCCACTTAAAGCAACTGAGTTAGCAGAACGCCATGACTCGGGCAGAGGTTCATATTCATCAGCTATACGCTCAGCACTTCAGTTACAAGGAGCATCAAGGCCTGAAATGACAAAGCTTCTTACTAGCCTTAATATCAATTTAAGTATTCAGCTTACAAAGCAGGACACGGCTAATTTATTGGCTTGTCTGTTAACGTGTAATAAGACACAACTTGCAGCTCTATATAATAATAAGAAAATACCTATTGTCATAAAGACTGTTATAAAGCGCCTTATTGAAGACGAAAAGCTAGGTAACATTGAAACTATAGAAAAATTATGGGATAGAATATTTGGAAAAGGACCTATGCAACTTAACCTACCAGAAGGACAGCAGCTGCAAACTGGAATAATACCAAATCAACCGGTATCCAGAGAAGCTTATATCTTGATACGTGATACTTTAATTAAATAATAAAAACTTAAAAGGATATGGCACTAACAGACAGCAATTTTGTAGCTTTGAAAAAGAAAGAATATGCTCTTTCGCACGAGTACTTATTATCTATATTAGACTATAATCCGGAAACCGGCATATTTAGATGGAAATATGCAAGTAGTAAACGAAGAGATAGCCCTAATGTAGGAGATATAGCTGGTATTACTATAGACTATAAAGGATATTCTAATATAGTAATAGGCCAAAATGTATATAAAGCGCATAGGTTGGCATGGTTTTATCAATATGGAAAATGGCCAGATGATAATAAAGAAATTGACCATATAGATGGCAATACCCTTAATAATAGAATTGACAACTTACGCCTTGCATCTAGTATACAAAACAGCAGAAACCGTAAAATGCACACAAATAATACGTCAGGCCATACAGGAGTTTATTGGCATAAAAGACGACAAAAGTGGATAGCAGCAATAGGGAATGGTAAAAGAAAAAACGGAAGAGCCCTGTATGATTGCTTAGGCTATTTTAACACATTCGAAGAAGCGGTAGCTGCAAGAAAAGCAGCAGAAATAAAGTATAACTATACACAGCCTAAGAAATAAATATGGACTCACTAAAAACAATGCAAGAAAGGGCCCTAAATGCTACTAAGCCCGGAACTGTAAATCCTAAAGAACTTCTTCAGGTTGAATTACTATCTTCTTTTGAGAAGTATACAAAGTGTATGTTTAAGGCGCAATACCATAGAAGTTTTATAGTTGCAGAACACCATAAGAAAATGTTTGAAGTATTACAGGATGTTGTAGATGGTAAGTGTAAGCGACTTATTATCAATATAGCTCCACGCTATGGTAAAACTGAACTTGTTATCAAATCATTTATATCATGGTGTTTTGCGCTAAATCCAAAGTGCCGATTTTTGCATCTATCTTATTCAGATATACTCGTGAATGACAATTCTGAAACAATCAGAAACATCATGCAAGAAGAGCTTTATAAGACTCTTTTTCCTAACTCTGCTCTTGCATCTGAAAAAGGATCAGCTAAAAGATGGAAAACTAAAGCTGGAGGAGAACTTTATGCCGTGTCAACCCAAGGCCAAGTCACTGGATTTGGTGCAGGAGCGGTAGACGAGGTACCAGATATTGATAAAATGGATGGAGGCAATGATATATTCACGTTTGACGACCATACGAATGAAATACTTGATATGATAGGAGCTACGATAAACATTTTCCAAGGCGCGATTGTAATCGATGACCCAATTAAACCAGAAGATGCTGAGTCAGATATTGTCCGCGAGCGTATTAACATGCGATTTGAGAACACAATTCGTAACCGTACTAACTCGCGTAACACTCCAATCATTATAATAATGCAAAGGCTACATGAACATGACCTTTGTGGCTATTTGCAAGAGATAGAGCCAGACGAATGGACTGTTTTATCACTTCCAGTTATACAAGTAGACCCAGAAACTGGAGAAGAACACGCACTTTGGCCAATGAAGCATACACTCGAAGAGCTTTATAAGATGCGTGAGATAAATCCGCTTGTATTCGATACACAGTACATGCAGGACCCAACACCAAAAGAAGGTCTTATGTATGAAGAATTTAGAACTTATAAGATAGAAGAGCTTCCAACAGGCACAAAAGCACTTCAAAAGTGGAATTATACTGATACGGCTGACACAGGAGCTGATGATTTATGCTCAATTTGCTTTATAAATACACCTGAATACTGCTATATAACTGATATTTTGTTTACAGATGCACCTATGGAGGTCACAGAGCCAAAACAGGCTGAAATGTTGACCAAAAATGGCACGGTTGAGGCCTTAATTGAGTCAAATAATGGAGGCCGCGGCTATTCACGTAATGTAAAGCGCATATTAAGAGTTGATTTGCGTAATTTCAGGTGCGCTATTAAAACATTTACACAGACAGAGAACAAAAAGGCACGTATTTATACAGCTTCTGCTAATGTTCAAAGTGATATTTTGTTTCCAGAAGGCTGGGAGAGGAAATGGCCTAAGTTTTATAAGGCTCTTATGTCATATCGTAAAGATAATAAGAAAAGAAACCAGCATGATGATGCCCCGGATTGCTTAACAGGAGTATATGAAATGCATGCAAGAAAAGGTGGACGTAAAAAATTACACTTAAGAAACTAGGATATGGAAAAGAAATCTATTAACATACCTAATAGTATACAAATAGCGGGTCAAGAAATAACCGTTGAAATTGTAGAAAAACTTGGAACTAATTTAGGAGTATGCTGCTTGGCTCAATCATATATATACACATAGCTAAAAAATACATGTGCAATAATGAGGAGCAAGAACAAAGTGAAACCTCTCAAGAACAAACTTTTTGGCATGAATTAGTTCATTGTATTTTAGATGCCATGTGCGAAAATGACTTGTCAGCCAATGAAAAATTTGTATCTGTTTTTTTCTGGCTTTTTATATGAAACAATAAACGCGTCAGGCTATAAGATAATAAAAGATTAAATTCTCGCATTATTCTCGCATTCTATATACTTCTAAACATATATTTATGAATTAATCATAAGACAAGTATAAAAGCATTGCGAGAATAAAGCTAAAATATTTCAGTTTAAAAAATGTTAAAGCCAATACATTTTTATATCTAATTTATTATATTTGCTGTGCGAAGAATTTTATTCTACACAAAATTTCAAGTAAATTCGATGCAAGCTAAGGGTAGCTACAAAGATTAATTATTAACATTAAAACATAAATAAATTATGGGATTAAATTGCGGATGCCCTGCCGGTAATCATATCGCCGACCTTACGATTGCTGAATGCAAGGAGAGTATGGGGCAAATTCAAAAAGTTGCATTCCAGCGCATCTATAAGACAGCTGGAACGAAGAACCTTGTCGCTGACCCGGTTAATAGAGCATCGTTTTCTGCCTTGCTTTCTGCGACTGATGGTTCTAGGATGACAGTTTCTCCATATATTCAAGGACCTACTTCTGAGCCTGGTGCAGCTCGTACATTCGGTGGAGGTAACCAGACACTCGGAGGTATTGAGATTGTAATCGGTCGTGAGCCGACAACGTTCTCTGCCACTATCTATCAGGAAAGTCAGAAGACAATTGCACAGCTGAAACAGTATATGTGTGAAGAGATTGGTGTTTGGCTGATTGATGAAAATGGTAATATCGGCTGTTTGGTAGATAACAAGGCTAAGCCTATAACATACTCCCCAATTCCTATTAGTAAGTTCTTTGTTGGTGACAAGAAGCTTGGTGGTCTTGAAGAGCCGGACAGCAATACAATTGAATGGTCATTCCATCCTAACTGGAGTGATAACTTCTGTATCATCAAACGCGAAACATTGGGCTTCAATCCTCTTACAGAATGGGTTAATGTCGCCGCTTCTGCTGAAGTTTAAAACTTTCAGTTATGAGAAAGAAAAAAGAACAAACAGTAACATTAGTTGTGCCTGAGTACAATATGAGGCAGGAGTTTGGCATTCAGCATGCCGAACGTCTGCTTGATATGGGCACGGCTATAAATGGTGGATGGGAGTTACCGAAAGATAGCAATTATTATTACGACGAAGAAAATGGGCTTAGAGTTAAATCAGATAAAGCAAATTCTGCAAAAGCCGACTAAACGTCAGACTATTCAGAAAGCTGTAAACATGCAGCGTCGTCTTAGATTTCATACTGAGACGAATGTTGCTGTATCTGATATTAACCAACCTACTACCATATTCTTGGATTGGGTAAAGCATTTGCTTCCAAAAGATAAGTTCAACATATTCTTGCAGCTGTTCAAATTCCCGTTGCCAACTCCTGCTGTAGTTGAGGACGTCTATAGAGAGCTCGAAAGAGTTTTCTATAGCCGTAACTCATCTAGCTCATATCAGTTTACAGACTCAGAGCTTGCAGAAGACTGGGCCTTGTATCGTAAGAGCAATCTTAATGAGCCAGAGGTGTGGAAGACAACTGGATGGAAGAGAATGCAGGTATCGCCCAATAGTATTTTAGTAATTGACCTTCCTCAAGTACAAACTACATCACGCCCTGAGCCATATTTTTATTGGCTTGAGATTGATGCTGTAATTGATTACCAGACTTCTAAACTTGATGAAAATCAGTTTGAGTGGCTTATTTTCAAACAGCCGGAACACAGAATAGCTGTATTTGATGATACTTCTATAAGAGTATATCAGCTGAACGAGAAGAATGAAATTCAGTCACTTATTTCAGAGGCAAAGCACGATTTAGGATATTGCCCAGCTCGGTTCTTTTGGTCAACACAACTCAATGAGAAAAATAAAGACCTTAAGAAAAATCCAATTACAAAAGAGCTGTCAAATCTTGATTGGTATTTGTTCTTCTCTATTTCGAAGCAGCATTTAGACTTGTATGCACCTTATCCTATATATAGTGCGTATGAAGCTGATTGTAATTTTGAGAATAATGAGACTGGTGATTACTGCGATGGAGGTTTTCTACGCAATGCAAAAGGTGAGTATAAAATTCTCAATGATGGAACAGTTGAAAAGTGTCCTTGCTGTAGTGAAAAGCGCATAGCTGGTCCTGGTTCATTCTTAGAAGTTCCTATACCAAATCAGTCTGAAGGTGTCGCAGATATGCGTAGTCCTGTTCAGATAACCACTATCGATAAAGACTCACTTGATTATAATGTCAATGAGTGTGCAAGGCTTAAAAATGAGATTGTAATTTCTGTTGTTGGTTCAGGTGGTACTGTAAGTGAAAAAGAAGCCATCAATGAAACTCAGGTAACTGCTAACTTTGAAAGCAAAACCTCAGTTCTCAATGCCTTAAAGACCAACTTTGAATTGGCACAGAAATTTGTCGAAGATACTGTTTGCAAACTCAGGTATGGAGGTGCTTTCATATCATCTTCTGTAAACTGGGGTACAGAGTTTTACGTTTTCACAGTAACAGAGCTATATTCTAAGTACAAACAAGCAAAGGAGAATGGTGCGTCTAACTCAGAACTAGATGCTATATCGCAACAAATTCTTGAGGTTGAGTATCGCAATAATCTTTTGGTACTTCAGAGAATGCTGATTTTGAAACAGTTAGAGCCTTATCCGCATAAAACCTTGGATGAAGTGTTAAAACTGTATGAAAAAAAATTAATAGGTGAAAATCTGGTAAAACTTAAAATAAATTTTAGTACTTTAGTCGAAAAATTTGAACGTGAAAACATTAACATAATTGAGTTTGCTTCAAATAAGCCGTTAAGAGAAAAAATTGATATAATAACAAATAAACTTTTAGAGTATGTTACAGAAAATGACACTACAGGAACTGCAGAATAGCACTGTTGATGCACTTAAGCAGGCTCATGTTGCAGCTAAAGCCCATCAGGCTGACCTCCAGAAGCTTAAATCAAGCAAAGATAAGAGGTGGACAGAAGCAATACAAGAAGACCTTGATGCTACAGCCCTTTATATTGTAGATATTGAGGATGTTCTAGAAGAAAAAACTTTATCTGCCACCAGAGGTGAATATGAGCCAGAAGCTGGTACTGAAAAGCTTGTACATCTGTCGATTGTAAAAGGTCGCCGCTTTGATCCTATGACAGGAAAAGAAGAAAGCAAGCCATATACTCAATTATTTACATTTGCTGAGTGGCAACTTTTCAAAAAGAATTTCAAAGGTCTTGGTTATTCTATAATGAAAGTATTGCATGACCCATACGGAGAGGCAAAAGATTTTGTTGCAAAAGAAAATTAAAAACTTAAAATATCAAAGCTATGTTAACAATTGAGATGCTACGACAAAATTCAGCATTAGTTGGTCTCTCTGATGCTCAGCTTACAGCAATCGCTGAAATGTCAAAAAATGATGAAAATACGGTGATTGGTACTAAAATTGGTGCTTTGCATGGACAATATGATACTGATATTTTCAATGTCACTGGAATAAAAAAGAGAGATGGTGAAAAGAGCTATGATTATGCTAAGCGCGTACTCGGCGAATATAAAACAAAAGCTGAGTCTGTAAAAACAATACAAGCAGAGCTCGATGCAGCTAATACTAAAGTAACCGAGTTGCAGACAAAGCTCGAGAAAAATGCAGGAAATGAGGAGCTTACTCAGCAGCTTAAAGATGCTAAGGCTCAAGTTACTCAGCTTCAATCTAAGCTTAAAACTGAGCAAGATAACTACAAAACAAAAGAAGCTGAATTTAACAAGCAACTGAAAGATGTACACGTAGATTATGCTTTTCAAGCTGCTACTACAGGTCTTAAGTTCAAAGCTGGTATTACTGAGCCTATTCAGAAAACACTGCTTAATGCAGCAAAAGCTGAAATTTTGGCAAAGGGTACACCTGATTTTGTAGAAGATGGTCAAGGAGGTAAGAAACTTGTTATTCGAGGAGCTGATGGAAATATCCTTAACAACCCGAAAAACAATCTTAATCCTTATACTATTTCTGAGCTTGTTATGGAAACATCTTTGAAAGATGTAATTGATGCAGGTCGCAAACAAACAGGTGGCGGTACAGGAGGTTTTCAGGGACGAGGCGGTCAAGGAGGAACACTTGATTTGACTGGAGTAAGAACTCAGCTTGAAGCAGACAAAGTAATTGAAGCTCATCTTCTTGCAAACGGCTTAACTCGTGACTCTTCAGAGTTTGGAGAAAAGCTTACAGAAATAAGAAACGAAAACAATGTGGCAACTTTGCCGATAAGATAAAAAGGCACATCCTAAAAAGAAGAGAAATTAAAAAAATGCTATTAGGCGTAAAAGGGTAATGCACCATATAGCAAAATGTTTAACAAATTAAAAACTAAAAATTATGAGCTTAGTATTAACTCGTATTCAGAACACTCTTGCTAATTCCAGATTGGATAAGTATGAGTATCGTGCAAGTAGGTACGGCGCGCTCGATGCTTTTATGGTGCAGTCGAATGACCCTACAGGTATTTTAACCCCTGAGTTGAAAGAGAAGGCCCGTACTTCTATCGGTACTAAACTTCAAACTCCAGTAATTGACTATGATGCAGGTATTACTATTAGTGAAACTCGCTCTTTGAAAATTGTTGATAGTGAAAACACTTCTCGATTTGTTGACATTACATTTACTACCTATTCATGGGGCTTTACTATTGCTCCAGCAATGTACATGAACAATGAAATTGGTATTCAGCGCGACTTTGACGCTAAGTTGATGAAGTATGCATACGCTGTCGCAAAGAAACTTGATGAAGCCGCTTTGACTGCTTTAGCCACAGATAAAACTCAGATTCTTAAGAACGGGCTGTTGTATGATTTCTCAACTAAGTCGTTGAAAGCAAAGTGGACAGAGCGTGAGAACATATTTGGTGACCTTGAGGTACTTATGGGAGCAAATGACTTCTATGGCCAGTTGCATATCATTGGTGACCCTGGAGTTGAGAGCATCATGCGTAAATTGCAGCAGCATGGCCTGTATAATGATGTAAACAAGCAGAATGAGTTTGGCAACAAGATTGTCCACTTAACGAACAACATTGCAGCGGCTAGTGGTGAATACGCACAGGGTTATGCTGTAAATGCAGGTTCGCTTGGAATGTTGTTGCGCTATGAGCGCGATTGCTTGCTCGGAACTGTTTCAGGTGACGGCCATGAATGGGGTATTGCTACTTATCCTGTGATTAACATACCTGTTGGTACATACTTCTATGATTCTGTAGGAGATTATAGCGGTATTGCAGGAGAGGCTACTGCTGATATGACACGTACTCGCAAGGAGCATTACGGATTTGCAGTCGATGTAGCATTTATTACTGCTTATAACCACGATAGAACTACTTTGCCTAGTCCTATCTTGTCATTCAGCGTTTCTAGCAAAGATGCTGTTTATGCTAATCCTGTAGTTGTTATGAACACAAAAGACAATCCGGTTAATACTAAGGAGGCTTCTGTAAAAGCTGGAGGATGATAAACCGATAGCAAATCTTTGAGTTGTTATTAGCTTTGGTAGGAGGCACACTGAGCCACTAGGCGATAGTGGCCTCTTATTTTTCATTAAAAATTAAGAATTATGGTTAGAGCCAGCGATATACAAGAAAAACTGTTACATCTTATTGGGTGGGAGCAGAATTATGATACATCAGACTTAAAAATATCTGATGCTTTAACCGTGAGTGAAAGTGGCCTATATTTTCAACAAATTCATCCTTTGCTGACTTTGCAGAGTATGTCATGTATTGCTCCGGATTTTAAGAATATCACTTTTCCAGAATACAATTCTAAAAAGGAATATAGCAAAGGCAATGTGGTTGATTATCAAGGAACACAATATAAAGCGCTTCAAAAAGCACAAGGAAAACGGCCTGATATTGAGTCTGAGTATTGGGTTGAAACCAATTTATTTTCTGAATGGCTTGAGAGCAAAACAAAAGCAAGCATTCAAAAGGCTATTGCTAGATACTGCAATGAAAAAACGGTAGAAGGAACAAACGAGCCATTATGCGAAAGTCGTACTCTGTTTGATGGAACAGGTAGATTAGTAGATACTGTAAAGAATAAGAAAAATCTAGTTGGCTTTGAAATTATACCAGTACGAGCAAAAGGCGTAACCACGAAGATAAATAAAATATGCCTTCAGTTTACTAAGGCTGGAGAATATACTTTGTATCTTATGCATTCAAGTATGGATGCTCCAGTAAAGATTATAAAGCTTAATAAGATACGAGATAATAGCGCTGAATGGTTTACAGTCGATGACCTCTATTTGCCATATCAAAGTGAAGATAATGATGCAGGAGGAAGTTGGTATTTATGCTATTTTCAGTCCGAACTTCCAGAGGGAAGTCAAGCTATTAGAAAAAATAAAGACTGGTCAAAAGAGCCTTGCGGTTCATGCTCACGTAGAGAATTACTTGCTTGGATGGCATGGTCTAAGTATCTTGAAATTCATCCATTTTTTGTAAATGAAGAACTTGTAAATGCAGTTACTTTCAATGATGACTTTAATGAAGATTTTGCAAAGTGCCCACTTCATCTATGGGATGTTGAAAATAATCAATATACTTATGATAACAACTACGGATTAAATTTAGAAGTTACTGTAAGCTGTGATATTACAGATTTTATAATTGAACAGAGAATGATGTTCCAAGATGTCATAGCTAAGCAGGTAGCTGTAGATATGTTACGCGAATTTGCATATAACTCTAACGTAAGGACAAATAGGCATTCAATCAATGCTTCTCGACTTGATATATTATATGAAGTAGATGGTGACTCTTCTTCTATGAAAAAATCAGGTTTAAGTTATCAGTTAGATATGGCTTTCAAGGCCATTAAGCTAAGTACTTCTGGAATTGATAGAGTATGTTTGCCATGCCGAAACAACGGCATTAAATATAGAACTGTATAAGTATGGCTGTAAAACGATATAATGCAACGCTTCGCAATCTTGAATATCGCTTGAGAGCATTCAAAGATAGCTTGCCTATGCTATTGGAAGATATTGTCCGTGACAAAGAAGACGTAATAGTATCAGCTATAGCAGATGACCAGTTATATCGTCGTGGTATCAACGGTAGAGGTGAAAAGATAATGGATTATATGCCGTATAAGCCTAAAACCATACAAATAAAAAAGAAAAAAGGTCAGCCTACTACAAGGGTCACATTACGAGATACAGGCGCTTTTCATGAGTCTATGTTTGTAGTATTTGACTCAGAAGGTTTTTATGTGACTGCGAGTGATGAAAAAACACCTGAACTTATTGAGAAATATGGTGAAGAGATTTTTCGCTTAACAGATAAAAACTTTACAAGAATAATCCGCTCCCATATAAGAAAAGAGCTTGTTAAACGGTTAAAAAGAGCTATAAGACGATGAAAGAAAGTTCTGTACAAATAAGATATAAGGATAATCCTGTGTTACTTGATAAGGTATTGCAGGATATGCAAAAATCGCTTATGGAAAAGCTTAAGTGGCTTAATTGTGCATTTGGTAGAGCATATAGGCTTGTAGAACATAGGCCTGATGGCAATAAATTCATATATCCAGCGTCATACAACGGTAATGGAGAATATGTATCACTTTTGCCCAATGACAACTTTGGTAATTTTTCATGGTTTGATATACATGACCCGCAAAAAATCACTCAAGTAGTGCAATCTTTACCCCAGTATACTTTCAGCGGGGCCATTATATTTTGGTATGATTTAAGCAGTATCTACGATGATGAAACTGTGCTTCACACTGAAGAAATTAAAGATGAAATAATACGAGTACTGACGACACCTGGTATTATTACAACTACAGGTAAACTTGTTATCAATGATATATACGAGCGCTTTGAAAACATATACAAAGGGTACTCTATAGAAAAAATATATAACAATTATACTTATAAAGGAGAAGGTATACAAGATATTGATAAACAATTCTTCATGTACCCTTATGCAGGAATTAGAATTGAGTTCACTTTAACAACTAGAGAATTATGTCAACGGTATATTTTATAACAATGCTTTCGGCTTTAATATATATAGCCTTAGCAGCAGCATTTGCTATTTTGCTAATTGGAAAACTCGGTGCGCGCGATGAGATAATTACCAGAGCTCCTAAGCTTATTTCTCAATTATTCGATTGTGACTTTTGCTTAAGCTTTTGGACTTCGCTTATTCTCGCTATCATTCTCGCTATTTTCTTTAATGAAATGAGTATTATACTTATTCCTATCGTATCAACCCCTATAACACGAATTTTGATATGAAAAGCCTGCTTATAAATAAAAAAATTGTACGGGTTTATGATAGCATAGATGAAATGCCAATCATAAATTTTCAGAAGTACAATAAGTATTTGCTTATAGACTCTGGAATTGGCTCAGATGCGGATGATATTGATGCTCATATAGTAAAGATAGCAAAGTATATAAAATCAAATGATAATAGAAAGGCTTTGCAGGAATTGCAAAATATGCGGCAGAATATCTACATGGTAAACAGTGAAATATCGCCGAAGTATTTAGCTTTTGCTGCTCTTATACATAGTGTGGACGGAAAAGAAGTTAATGATTTGTCAGATGACGGGCTTAAAAAATTACTTCAGGACCTTAAAGAGATTAAGCATTCTAAAGTCATAGATTTTCTTTTGTGGCTTAAAAAAAAAGTCACAAGTGAACTAGAAATATACTTTCCAGGTGATTTTGTAAATCCAAAGGAAAAAGAAGCTTATGATAAGCTTAAAGCTAGAACACTTCTTGTATTAGACTCAGTTATAAATGACACAGATAACTCTGAACAGATAGAAACTATAGATATGATAATGCTTAATATGCATTCTCCAAAATCATACATAGGAAGTGAGTCCGTTGAGGTTAAATATGATAAGCAATTTGAAAGTACTTGTTTACTTATAGCTCAAAAAACAAGCATGGACGCTAAAAAGATGACAGTACTTCAATTCTATAATGCTGTTGATAATATAAAACAGCAATTAGAAGCAGAAAGCAAGAGTGTTAAACGGCATAAAAGGAAATAATTATGGCTGAAGATGATAAGATAAAATATAGCGATATAATTGAGCCGGATGACTCAATTGAAAAGCTTGTCAAGCAACTTGGCGAGCTCAATCAGTCATACGAGACGATGGTAAATGCTATCAGAGCAGGTGCAGATAGGATTGTACATTCTCTTAAGTCTGCTAGTGGAGCTACGAGTGATGGGCGTAAAGCTATCGATGAAGCAACAGCGTCTACGTCAAGACTTGAAAGAGCTCAGAATGAGCTTAAATTAGCTTTATCTGATACAGGTAAACAGATTGCTTGGCTTAAAGCACAAACTTCAGATGCTAATAGAGCAACTGTAGAACAGCAGCGTTATATCCAGCAGGCTATATCTTCTTATGACCGTCTTAAGTCTGACCTAAAGCAAACAGTTGAGCTATATAAGTCTTTAACTGCGGCTGAAAGAGCAGATAGCGCAATAGGGCAACAGCTACTCAATGATATTCTTAATTTGAAAAATCAGATTAAGGCCCTTGATGACCAAATGAAGCCTCATATCCAAACTCTGTCTGAAGTAGAAAAGGCAGAGCAAAGATTAGCTTATTTACAGTCAGATGAAGGTAAAAGATTACTTGAATTAAAAGCTAAAATTGCTGAGCTTACTTCTGCTAGAAAACAGCAGAAAACTACAGTAGACCCATTAGCTCAGGCTCAAGAGAAACTTGCCTATGCTCAGTCAGAAGAAAATCAGCAGCTTAAACTCTATTCAACCCAAATACGAGAAGCAAATCAGATTGCTCAATTACAGGCTACAATTGCTAATTCTGCAGAAGGTTCTTATAATAGACTTTCGGCTCAATATGCATTGAATAAAATACGGCTTAACCAAATGTCTGCAGCCGAAAGAGAAGCTGCTGACTCTGGTAAAAAACTTGAAGCTGAGACAAATGCAATTTATCAGCAGATGATAAAATTGCAAGAAGCAACAGGTAATTATAGATTATCTGTAGGTCATTACCAAAAAACATGGGATGGTTTAGGTATTTCTATTTCTCAAGTAGTACGAGAATTACCTGCTGCAGCTGTATCACTTAATACTTTTTTCTTAGGTATATCGAATAATATACCTACGGTGGTGGATGAAATTAAAAGACTAAGAAGACAAAATGAGCTATTAGCTGCAGAAGGAAAAGAGCAAATAAGCATAACAAGGTCCATTGTAAAATCGTTATTTAGTTTTAACACCGCCTTAGTAGTATTACTTACCGTACTTTCTATGTACGGTAAAGAAATTATCACATGGATTGATAAAACGTTAACAGGTAGAAATGCAGCTAAATCTTTTGAAGATGCTTTAGAGGACTTAAATGATGAGCTAGGAAAAGGGTCTGCAGGGTCTTATGGCCAGCAGATAGCAGTATTAAGAAGATTATCTGAAAATTGGAAAGATTTAGGGAATAATATAAAAGCACAAACACAGTGGATTAAAGATAATGAAAAAGAGTTCAGTAAATTAGGCATCGCCATTGATAGTATAAATGATGCCAATAATGCTTTTGTAGATAATACTGAATCTGTAGTGGCCGCATATAAAGCAAGAGCTAAAGCAGAAGCTGCGCTGAATGTTGCGTCCCAGCAATACCAAAAACTATTAGTTGCAGAAAATAAAGTTGAACTTGAAAAAGTGCGTGAGTACGGCTTTTTCGACGAAACTATAAATTACTTTAAAGCTTTATGGGGTGGCATTTCTGGGCCAGACTCCGATTTGTCACTTGAGACTAGATTAAAAAAGCAAAGGCAGAGAAATGTAGAAAGTTTACAAAAAAAAGCAGGTGCTTTTGGAAAAGAAGTTGAAATGGCTTTCAACGTATGGAAATTTTATGAAGACCAAGCAGATGCTCTATTTAAAGAAATTGGCTTAGAAGAATCTCACAAAAAAGATAAAAGAGGTCGTACACCAAGAGACGCTGATGACCGCCTAAATAACCTGGCATTAGCAGCCGAAAAAGCATATCAAAAGAGCCGTACAGAAATTGAGAGGGATGGAAATAAGAAGCGCAGAGCTGAAGCCTTTGCGTCATTCAATCAAGAAATAGCTGATTTAAACGATAAATATTCTAGAATCCAAAAAATACTGAATGGTCAAGACGAAAAATATAAAAAGCTTACAGAAAGCCAAAAAGAAACAGCTATCAAAGCACTAGATGATATAGAAAATGCTATAAAGAACAAGCAAAAAGGCTTAACTCTAAGTCTAGATTTGCTCAATATAGATGTAGAAATACAAAAAGCTGAACAGCTATTAGAGTTGTTAGAATTAGAAGGTGAAGTATCAAAAAAAGGTTCTTATGAGGAACTCAGCAATTCATTAAAGCGATTAGATGTAGAAAGACAAATAGCATTACTTAAGAATGCTCAGTTACCAGAAGCTAAAAGACAACCTACAAGCACTATAAATGCATCTTTTGATAAACAAAAGGCTATTACTGTTGGTAGTTTTAATATGTCAAGCTTCGATGAACAACAAGCTCTTGATGAAGCTGTATTTAATGAAGTTAAGCGCAGTGAAACTGAGATAACCCGATTTAAGCTTGAACAAGAAAAAGCTAGATGGCAAGAACAAATACGTTTAGCAGAAGCTGGTGGACTAGATTGGAGTCAAGCTCAAATAGATGCTGCTAAATCTACTGTAAAAGGAATAGACCGTGAATTATCTGAGCTTGATAACTTCATAATGAATATTGGCAAAAAAGGTTTAGGAGGTACTTTACTTGAAAAGCTTGGATTTAGCGATGACCAGATAGATGCTCTTGGAGATGCAGTTAATATAGTAATTGAACAACTTCAGTCTATAATGGATGCCGAAGTTCAATTAGCAGAACAAGCTGTAGAAGCTGCAGAAAAAAGAGTAGAAGCTGCACAGAGTGCTTACGATGCAGAAGTAGAAGCAAGAAATAATGGATATGCTAACAATGTAGCAACAGCTAAAAAAGAACTTGAACAAGAAAAGAAAAACCAGCAAGAAAAACAGAAAATGCTTGCTGCTGCTCAAAAGCGTCAAGAAAATCTTAATACTGTAACTCAAGCATCTTCACTTACTACTGCTTCTGCTAATTTATGGAGCTCATTCTCTTCAATACCTATCGTCGGCCCAGCCCTTGCATTGGCTGCTATTGCTACGATGTGGACCTCATTTGCTGTTGCGAAAGTTAAAGCTAAGCAGGTAACCGCAAGTCAATCAGAAGAATATGGTGAAGGTGGTCTTGAGTTCTTGGAAGGAGGTTCTCACGCATCAGGTAATGACATCGATTTGGGTGTAGAGAATAAAAAGAAGCGTCGTATGAAAGCTGAAGGTGGTGAGGCTCTTGCTATCATTAATAGGCAAAGAACAAGAAAATATCGTAAGATACTACCAGATGTAATAGATAGCTTCAACAAAGGAACATTCGAAGATAAGTATTTAAATGCATTTGGTAATTCTGATAGGCTAAATATTTCTCTTAATTCTAATAATAATATGGACCTCTCTAAAATTGAGGATGACGTACGAAGCATTAGAAAGCAGAATGAAACAAGGTATTATACTATGCCAGATGGAACTGTTATAATGCAACATAGAAATGTTAAACGCATAATTAAAAACTAAAAGACATGATACCTCCGAAATATAATTTCTATATAGGCAAATCGAGTACTACATATTTGTCACAAGATACTGATATAGATAGAAATGGAAATATTTATCATAACGCATCATCAGGAATATATGCATCACCTCATAAAAATAGTTTAGAGACCAGCAAACAGATATTTTTCAACTTAATATCTTATTACGGTTATAACGCTATTTTCTTTTATGATAAAAACCAGAATTTCATATCTTCTAAGACTTTAGCGGATGTAAATAATGAGATTATAACTCCGCCTTCTAATGCAAAATATTGGGCTGTACGATTTACTTCACTCGATACAAATTTTGTAGCAAAGAAAGATACCAATTTTATCTACTTTGTTGAAAGTGTAGAGCCACATTTTAAGGACTTAAATAAGAAATACGCCAAAGAGAGTGGGCAAGAATTTTTCCGTATTTCTATGGATGGTAAAATCAACCTGTTTGGCGATGCTTATGAAATTGTTAAGCAGTCAAGTCTTGAGGACCAACTCATATTTATTATTGATAAATATAATAGAACTTCTGAAAAATGGGTTGAGTACTATAAAGGTGAATTTAATAAAACTGATTGCAAGTTTGACCACGATAAAAAGAAATGTGAACTTAAAACTACAACAATAGATAACTATACAGAGGTCATGAATAAATATGAAAATACTTATGACCTTATAAAACTTGCTCCTGAAATATCAAAAATAAACTTGCATAAACGCTCACTCATGCAAGTTTATGTCCGTGGTGCCAATTCTATAACTAATTTCTTCGGTGGTACCTATTGGGAAGATGATGTGAATGAAAGCATAGATGACAATGCTGCGCTTATAAATAAATTCTATTTTTCCTATATAAAATCTGGTAATGAATTTTACATAGGAAATTCTAACGAAGCAGGTGTTAATGGCGTATATGCCGGAACTAATGGTTATTATAGCAACTGGAATGGCTATACTTGCTATTTAGAGAAAAATCCTGATGCTCAACCACCATTTACAGATGTAAGCTACTTTATTATGATAAAAAGAAATTCAGATAATAAAGTACTATATAAATCTGAAACAGCTGTTAATATCGATGATGAAACGCTGTTTTCAGAAGACCGAGATTACGCTAATGATAAACACTTAAGATATACCTCTAAACTAATAGATGTGGAAAATGCTAAAAACTCATGTACTATAAGTAATTTGTTTACATATAGAATATATAGGCGCTTACTTTGTGATGTAGATACTGTAGAAGACTCAGAAGGTGTTAAAAATACCTATGATTTACCATCAGATGATTTTGTCACTGATAATAGAAACTATAAAAAATGTATTGGCTTAAAAGGAGGTTTATTCTTTTGTACTTCTAGAGCAGTAGATGAGCCAACAAAATATGGTCTAAATGATTACGGACAGTATTTTACTGACCAGTTTATTCCTAGTAGTACAGGTTTAGGAAGACCTTTGCCTATTAGCAAAAATTCATGGGCAAATGCTTCACTGTGGTATGTATATGATATTTTTTATGACTATTTTGAAGAAAAATTAAGAAAACAGTATGTATTAAAAGATAGTTATTCTATTGGCGCGGCCATAAAGGCTATTCTCAAGAAAATAGACCCTACATTATCACATGAGCCAACTGCAAAATATAGCCAATTTTTATATGGCACAACTAATCCACTAGGATTAGCAAGATTTTATGTGTATATTACACAAAAAACCAATATATTAAAAGGTGATTATGACCAGCCTGCTCAGAAAGCTGAAACTTCACTCGAAGAGCTTATGAAAATGTTGCGTGATTGCTTTAGATGTTATTGGTATATAGAAGATAATAAATTTAAAATTGAGCACATATATTTCTTCATGAATGGTGGTAGTTATTCTGGCAAATCAAATTATCAGCTTGATTTTACAAAGCTCACAGACCAGTTTAATAAAAAACTATCGTCTTATTTTCAATCTAAAATAGAATATGATAAGTCAGACTTAAATCAGCGATACGAATTTGCCTGGATGGATGACGTAACAGACTTGTTTGGCGGTAATACTATTGATGTTAAATCTAACTATATTCAAAAAGATAAAACAGAAGAAATAAGTATAGGTCAGTTTTCATCTGATGTAGACTATATGCTATTCAATCCTTCAAATTTTTCTGAAGATGGTTTTGCTCTATTATGCCCAGTTAAAAATGGTTCTACTCTCGAATTGCCAATAATAACAGTAAACGGCCTTGTCGATGAAAACAAAGGCACTTATACTGCTATAGCTCAGAATTGGTATGCCTCATGGATATATTTGCAGAATTTTTATTTATGGGATATGCCAGCCTATAGCATAGAGTCTAATGTGCTTAATCATTTACAAGCGAGGGACATAAAAAAATGTATGAAACATACTATAGAATTTCCTACAGAAGAAGACCTAGACGAACTAGAACTTATTAAAACAGCATTTGGAAACGGCAAAATAGACGAAATATCTATCAGTTTAGACACTAGAATGGCTAAAGTAAATCTGCTTTACAGGCCGAAATAATGCTTATGTTAAATACGTTAGAAAATTTTTATATATTGCTTATAATCACTAAATTTACGGCATGAAGTTAGTAAATAATAACATATCGCCACTGCCTTTTTACGATAATATTGCTTTGCAAAATCATCATAAAGACTATGCATTTGGCCAGGTTTATCAGCTTATAACATATAGGAATATGTTATTGCCATTTCAAGTAGTTTTAGCCAGTGGTACATCTGTGGATTGGGTTAGGCTATATAACTTTAATACTGGTAAATACACAGATATTACTACTAACATGAAAGAAAATGGCTTAGCTATTAAGTCATATACTGGCTTCAAGCTTCTTAAATATCCTGGAACTCTTCCAATAATCGGAATAAAGCACGAAGGTAGATACTATCTAGCAATATATGTATCTGGCCTTGGAACCATATATTCAGATGTATTTACAGTCTGTAATAAGGTAGATGACTATCTTCTTATAGAATACTACAACTCGTATAATTTTGAGCTTAAAAATGGCGTAGTGGATTTTTCTGATAATTTCAAATTTAGATGCTATCTTAATACGCAGGTAGGCAAGCCTGAATATGATTTTGAAGAAGAAGCAACTGATAGAATGGGTTATACATTCATTGAAAGCCAAGTAAGCAAAAAGATATATAAGTTTGTATTCTTAGCGCCTGAATATCTATGTGATGCTCTTAGGATTGTAAGGTTGTGTGATAGTAAGCAAATTACCAGCAAGTTGCAGACCTATGATTTGACTACATTTAATATGGAGCCAGATTGGGAAGACCAAGGTGATTTAGCATCTGTAGAATGTGAATTTGAAACAGATACGGTTATAGCTAATATAGGAGGTTATACTCCAGAATTGGCTGGTGGAGATTTTAATAATGATTTTAATAATGACTTTTTAAAACAAAATAACTATGAGCTGGAGTACACTTAAAGATGCCATAAATAAGGTAATAAAAACAAATGGGAATCAGCAAATAACGGGGCAGGTTCTTCAAACCGTACTTAATAATATAGTAAGTTCTGTAGGAGAAAATGCCACATTTGCAGGAATTGCTACACCTGCTACTAATCCTGGTGCACCAGATGGTCCTGTATTTTACTTTGCATCAGAAGCTGGAACATATTCTAATTTTGGTGGCTTAAAATTAGAAAAAGGATTATCTGCGATAATTTATAAAGGCAGTAGTAAATGGGCTGCTATTTCATTAGATGTAGGTTCAAAAGATGATTACATTAATATTCTGAACATTATCTCGGCAAATAATATCGCTTTGAAGTATAATTCAGAGAATGTACAATTATACCCAATTCTTTCTGTTAATGGATTATATAATTTTACACATAATGCAATTGATACACAAGGAACATATCCTACAAATTATCAAGCATTATATTATGATGTTTCAGGCTTTGATTATTTAACTATAATTGGAACAGTAACAGGCTCTGTATCAACTGCCTCTGACAAAAGGCCATCTATTAGTATTGTATATAAAGATAAGCCATTATACAGTTTAAATGCTTCTAATTCTGATATTGAAACTACAGTAGATTTAAGTAAAGTATCAGATAAGAAAGGTATGGTTGCTATCGTGAACGGTGTTAAAGCTAAAAGTGTTATAGTAAAAGGTAAATCCATAGGATTCATTACAAAGGCAGAAAATGCAAGATTATCCACTATGAAATTTTTAAAAGGGTGTAATGAAACTATTAAAGAAGATAAAATAGAAGCAGGAAGATGGGATTATACTAATAATAGTCTCCAAGCATCATCTGGCGCTGTCTCTACTAATAATGTTTATCATTTTAACAATATAGCTTCTTATGATAAGTTAATTGTGAACGGGGCTGCAAATGGCGTAAACTACACAAATTCCAGCACTATTGTTCCAAGTCTTTCTTTATATGACGGAGATTCTAAAGTTGATTACAAACAGATAACCACAACAGATAATGCTGAGATTGATTTAACTCCATATAAAACACATTTAAATCTTAGAGCAATAATACTATGCGCAAAAGCCAATACTATAACATTAAAAGGAATTTCTACTGGTATTGCTAATGGCATAGATAATATAAATAAAAAAGTATCTAAGAACACTAACTCTATTGATTCAATTAACGTTAGAATAAATGGTACAAATGAAAATATTTTTTCTAAGTTATTCGCCAATCTTTTAAACGGATGGTGGAAAATAGATACTGACCATCCTAATGGCTTCTTAAATAGATATAATTCTGAACAAAGAACAAAATGTACAGATAAAATTGATATAACAGCCTATGAATCTGTAACTCTAAAAGGATTATTTAATGGTACTCCTTTGTCAGGTCAAACATACCAGTATGAAGCTTGCTCTATTTATGGGGATGGGAAATATGTAGGGCATATACGTAATATAACCACAGAAGCAAGCAATATTTTCCTAAGTGATTACAGTCAGTATAGTAAAGTAGAAATAGTATTAAATATCAAATTAAATAAGTCATTAGATGGACCCGAATATGGTGATAGTGTTGTTAGGGTATATTCTGCTGGTATTAATAAAAAAGCTATAACGAAAAGATTAGTTATATGTGGTGATTCTTTGACAGGAAATACTTCGGGTTTACTTGTAAAAGAATTCAACAGTATTCTTGCTGCTCAAGGTTATGACCCTATTATTCCAAGAAGTATGGGAGGAGAAAAAATAATTGGTAATTTGACAAGAGCGGGAGGTTTAGGAATAAGAGTAAAAGCTCCATTTACAATTCCAGCAAAAGGGTCAGTTGAATGTGCTCTTGAAAGCCAATGGATTTTGGCAAGTGGAGGTTATGCTCAAACTCCATATAATAGCTTACCAAACGGTGGAACTAAAGTTACCATTTGTGGAATTTTAGGAACTTTGGAAAACGCAAGTACAAACGCTGTCGGTATAGCTTTTTATACATCTAAACGAACGTTTATCTCGTCATTGTCTGTTAATGGGACTTATGATATTCCAAGCAATGCAGCTTATTATAGGTTTACTATAAATAATCCGCAAACTGGAGAAGCTCATATAACAATAAATGATTCTGCTGTCGATATAACAAAACAAGCGGCATTAAGTGGATATGTTAATAATTCAGGCACTTACGTTTCATCGGATTCGTATAAATGCAGTGACTTCATAAGCATACAGCAAGGAAAAATTTATATAGACAGTTTGGCTACCTCGACCGGATATAAATTTACAAGGAATGAATCAGGAAAATCCGTTAAAGTCGGGGTTGGGGAAGTGTTCTTTGACAATGCCTTTCATGATGACAGGGATTATCCCCATATTTGGTTTACCGGGCAAAACGGAGGATATACGAACGAGCAGGAATGGGCACAGATGGTCAAGGCTGCAGCATATAACTTTAATGACAAATATATTGTTTGCTCAACGGCATTAATCAAAACAACGGACGAGTTGGTCAGGGTAGCTAATATCTTTTTTAATGGAAGATACCTCAATCTAAGAGCCTATACACAAGGCCAAGCGGTATATGACGGGCAAAGAATGGGGCTGATTGACAGTCAACATAATGCTGGAGACTATGAGAGTTTGTTTTGGCCTGGTTCAGATAAAGTTCATCAAAACAATCTGCTTTCCTATATTTGGGCTGTCAAAATGTGGAACACATTACTTGACCTCGGATTTGTAGAAGGGACAAGGATAGATACTGGGGATTATTATAAACCTTAAAATATAAAAAAAGAATATATTTCCTGTGCAGGAATATAGATAATTAACTTTATTGTTTAACAAATTTCTAAATTCTTCAAATTGTGGGAGAAGTTACAGAAAAAATCTATTGTTGCGACCATGATAAGGAGCACGAAGATGAAGAGGATGTAGTAGTAGAAAGCAGAATAGCTACTCCGCACGGTGAGCATAAGGTTAAATTTGATTTGCCTTATGAGCAAACAGCGAATGCTCTTATGTCTGCAAAAGGATATTCAGAGTATGTTAAAAAGCATGGCTACCATTTTACAGATGCGCTTGCAGAGCATGTAAGTAAAATGATGGAAAATGCAAATGGCCAACAGCACATATGGACAACTTCTCAAGTCAAGAAGTCTATGGAAAGCCTTGGTCTGACAATTCCTAGTCATGTAACACATGGAGATGCGGCGTATCTTGCTAATATGTATTACGCAGACCTCTATCCAGACCCTCTAAAAGATGAAGCATCATGCCTCAGAGCTGCTTATAAAGTAGCAAATGACCCAGATGGCTATGAGGGAATGATTTTCTGCAGATGGACTGCTGATGTTATTGGCAAAACCATAAGTATTAACTGGGAAAAATTTGTGTGATTATGCTAGAACTCATTGAAACCAAGAATATTGATGCCCTCATGTTTTTCATAGCTGTTAGAGTTGGCATAATCCTAGCTTGCTGGTTTTTCATGGTGGTCAGTAGTATCGTGGACTTCTGGAGTGGAACAACTACAGCAAAAGCATTAGGCCAAGTACTTATATCGCATGGTTTTCGTAGAACTGTTACAAAAATAGGCGACTATGTAAGGCTAATGCTTTTCGCTCTTATGTTTGATATACTGGGAAGCTTGTTATCATTCTATATAGTACCGTTTGCTACAATTCTATGTACTATAGCTGTAATCTACATTGAGGGTAAATCTGTTGTGGAGAACAGTAAGCGCAAAAAGGCTCATGCAGCTGATGTGCCTGATATAGTAAAGAAAATTGTACAAGCAGCCACTGCAGAGCAAGGCCACGAAATATTTAATGAAATAACAAAAATAATCACCTTAAATGACAAAGACAATGAGAAAAATCAATAAACTTATAGTGCATTGCTCTGCAACGCCTGAAGGAAAAGACGTCAAAACCGAAACTATTCGAGATTGGCATGTTAATGGCAATCATTGGAAAGATATTGGTTATCACTATGTGGTTGAGCTCGATGGCTCTGTTCATAAAGGCAGAGATGAAAGTGTAGTTGGAGCCCACTGCTCAGGTCAAAATGCTAACTCAATCGGTATTTGCTATGTTGGCGGAGTAGCTAAAGATGGTAAAACGCCAAAAGATACGCGCACAGAAGCTCAAAAGAAATCGTTACTTGAATTGCTTAAAAAGCTTAAAGAAAAATATCCAAATGCTACCATACACGGGCATAGGGAATTTGCAGCTAAGGCATGCCCCAGCTTTGATGCTAAGTACGAGTATAAAGACTTCTGAAGCACATAAAAGCCATTCTCGCAATAATTTCTTATGTGCGAGAGTGGTTTTTATATTAAGTATGAATAATAACAAATAAAACTCAAAGATTATGCGAGAATTAGCGAGAATAATTACTCTTATATTTTTAGCCACTATATTATATAGCTGTAAGTCAATTCAATATGTGCCTGTGGAAACAACGAAAAGAGATACTACTTACTTATCTCAGACCAAAATTGATAGCATATATCATAGAGATTCAATCTATGTAGAGCACAAAGGCGATACCGTGTATCTCAGTAAATATAAATACTTGTATAAATACATAGAAAAGCATGATACTCTCTGGCGAGAAAAAGTTGATACAATTCAAGTTGCATACCCTGTAGAAGCTCAGCTTACTAAATGGCAAAAGATAAAAATTAATATTGGTGAATACCTGATAACTGCCATAGCCTTAGTAATTATATGGCTGTGTGCAAAATACTTCATAAAGCGGTAAACAACAGAAACAATATAAACAAGTCATTGTTTATGCCTAAAGTGCTCAAAATCAATTACTTATATATGCCGTAAACAAAGAAACAATAATTTCATTAAATCTTTTCGTATTAAAAGCCGATATTTCTTATTAACATTAATGTTAATCGGAAATTAAGAAATTAAGTTTGAAATATATAGAGGCATTGTTTTTATTGTTTCTTTGTTTACGACAATTCCAAAGCCCCACTAGAATTGCTGTTTAATTATTTTTAACAAATAGATTCTCAAAAAAATAATGAAAAAAATTTTCTCTTTCGAGAATAGTTTGTATATTTGCATATCGAAAATAAGATAATAAAATTCACCAGAATATGGAACAGTTTAATATAAGTAATGTAATTGAGCACTACAAGCTAAATACGGAAGATTTAGCGAGGGTGTTATGTCCTACTGTTAAATATCCGAAACAGGCATTTGACCGTGTGTTAAAGGGTGAAGCCAGTTTGGATGTTATACAGTTAGAGCGATTGGCCAATCATATTGGCGTGTTAGTAACTGATTTGTTTTCAGCAAATACTTGGAAAGGTTCATCTGAAGATGGATGCCTAACAATGCTGAAAGGCGAATATAAAGTAAAGCTGAGTTATAAAGGCGTGTACGTATCTATATATAAGAATAATGAGCTTATCCACCAAAAGCTCTCAAACGTACCAGATATGACAGTAAGCGAGTTTATTAACTATTTAGATAACTTTATTAAAGAATACGAAAATGGAAACGATTAAAATTTCAGTTGAAGTAAGTGTAAACTTATCAGAAAGTACACAGAATTTTATTAAATCAATGTTTGCAGCGGGAATTCCAAGTGGAGCTCAAGTAGCTGCTCAGCCTGCTCAACCAGCAGCTCCTCAGCCAGCTCAACCTGCCCCGACAAAACCCGTTGCTCCAGCTGCACCTTCAGCACCTGCTGCTCCAGCTCAGCCTGCTCAACCTGCAGCTCCAGCTCAGCCTGCTCCAGCTGCACCTGCAGCTCCAGCACCTGCTGCTCCGGCTGCTTCTTCTGCGAATAAGAGCGTTGAAGACGTAAGAGCAATACTTGCACGGAAAGTCAATGCTCATCGCGACGTAATCAAGCAGAAACTCAATGAGCTTGGAGCCCCGAGTGTAACAAAGCTTGACCCGGCTAAGTATGATGAAATGTATGACTTCTTAGTAAATCTTGCGTAATTATGCCTCAAACATCTAAAGTTTTACAAAATCACAGCCGGAGGAGTCATGCACTTCTCTCGGCTTCAGGAGCAGGACGATGGCTTAATTGTACTCCGTCAGCAAAGCTTGAAGATGAATATGGAGAAAAGAAAAGCTCCGTATATGCGCAAGAAGGCACATTGGCTCATGAGCTCTCAGAGCTTTATATTATGCGTGATGCTCTGCTTGATATTAGCGAGCAAGACTTTGACCAGCGTCTTGAAGAGATAATGGCGAATGAACTGTTTAATGAGGAAATGCTTGATGTAGTTCCGACTTACACAGACTATTGCACAGCTCAATTAGCAGAGGCTAAGACAGCTAATCCTTTAGCTATAATGGAAATTGAGCAGAAACTCGATTTGACGGACTTTATACCAGAGAGCTTTGGAACAGCTGACTGTGTTATTATCAATGACAACCTCATGGAAGTTATTGACTTGAAGTACGGAAAAGGTGTTCCAGTATATGCTGAATGGAATAAACAACTCATGCTTTATGGTCTTGGAGCATTGCAGAAATATGATACTATGTATGATATATCTGAGGTACGATTGACGATTGTGCAACCTCGCCTCAACAATATATCTTCATGGCAAATATCTGCGGAAGAGCTTCGTAAATGGGCTGAAGAAGAGCTTAAACCAAAAGCACAACTTGCATTCAATGGTGAAGGCGAGCTTAATGCTGGAGATTGGTGCAGATTTTGTGCTGTTCGTAATCAGTGTAGAAAGTTGTATGAGCAGCAGCTTGAAATAGCTCAGCATGAGTTTGCAGAGCCAGCACTTCTTACAGACGATGAGATTGCTGATATTGTTCGCCGTACTCCTAAGCTTGTAGAATGGGCTAATTCTATTGCAGAATATGCACAGAAAAAAGCTATAGAAGAGAATAAGCAATGGCCAGGTCTTAAGCTAGTTGAGGGTATAAGCAGACGCAAATGGGTTGGTGAAGACCAAGCCTCAAATGCAATCTTTGCTCGTTGCCCAGAGCTTTCAGAAGATGAAATTTTCAATATGAAGCTCAAATCAATCACAGATATTGAAAAACTGGTTGGCAAAGTAAGATTTAAAGAGCTTTTATCTGATGTGGTTATTAAGCCTCAAGGTAAACCTACTCTTGTACCTCTTGAAGACAAGAGACCAGCGATGGGTTATAGTCAAGCACAATTAGATTTCAAAGACGAATAATATTTTTTAGCATGGAACGTAATCCTTTTGCTATATCACCAAAATTGGTAGGAACTGCTTTTGGTCATGACCCCCAATAATATGATTGGCTATGGTATCAATTGTATTAACTTTAAAGGTTATATGAGAAATAATAGAAAAAAGTAATAATAACAGCTTAAATTAAAAGACAATGAGTAATCAAGTAAGTTCAACCAAGGTTGTAACTGGCAAAGTAAGATTTTGCTATGTAAACGTGTTCGAGCCAACAGCTATGAATGAGGGCGATACTCCTAAGTACAATATCTGCATTCTTATCCCGAAAAATGATGCAAAGACCCTCGATAAGATTAACAAAGCTATTGAGGCAGCTAAGCAGGCAGGCAAAGCCAAGCTCGCAGACAAAAATGGTAAGATACCTTCAAACCTCAAATTGCCTCTGCGCGATGGTGACGATGAGCGTGGCGACGACCCGGCATTCGAAGGCATGTATTTCATCAACGCTAATAGCCAGTGTAAGCCGGGCATCGTGGATAAGGAGCTTAATCCTATCATGAACAAAGAAGAGTTCTACAGCGGTTGCTATGGCCGTGCATCAATCAACCTCTATGCCTTCAACGTTTCATCCAAAGGCATCGCGGCCGGACTGAATAATCTTCAGAAGCTCGAAGACGGAGAGATGTTAGCCGGTGGCTCTACTGCTGAAGAGGACTTTGGCGGTGAGAACGAATGGGATGACGATATGATGTGATTTCCTCTCTGCATTAATGAGTATAGTAGTTTAATGGTAAAACCACAGAGTAGCATTGATTTGTTGCCTGTTATGCGGGCTCGAGTCCCGCCTATACTCCTATTATAATACATAAATGAAATATAATGGCAAAAAATCTTTTTATAGACGTTGAAACATATTCATCTGTAGATATTAAAGAGTCTGGAGCTTATAAGTATATTGAGTCACCAGACTTTGAAATTCTTATAATAGGATATGCTTTGAATGACAACCCGGTAAAGATAGTAGATTTGGCTCAAGGTGAAGAAATGCCTGAAGAGTTTGAAGAAGCTTTGCTTGACCCGGATTGTGTAAAAGTGGCACATAATGCAGTATTTGAGCGCTTGAGCTTTAAGCGTATAGGATATAATGTTCCAGCAGAGCAGTGGTATTGTACCTCTGTAAAAGCTGCGTATTGCGGTTTACCACTTTCTTTGGACGGAGTATCAAAGGCTCTTAATCTTACAGATAAAAAGCTTGATACAGGTAAAGCACTTATTAAGTACTTTTCATGTCCATGTAAAGCAACTCGAGTTAATGGAATGCGCACACGCAATTATCCAGAACATGCTCCTGAAAAATGGGAAATGTATAAAGAGTATAATAAATATGATGTCTTAGCTGAGCGCGAGATATTTCATAGATTAGAGTCTTATATCATTCCAAAGATTGAGCGAGAAATGTACGTGCTTGACCAGAATATCAATGATAGAGGTATTTTGGTAGATATGGAATTAGCAGAGTCTGCTATTGCAGTAGATAATACTTATACTTCTATATTAACTCAATGCGCTCAGCAGTTAACAAGTCTTGAAAATCCAAATTCGCCTGTACAAATTCGGCAATGGATAGAAAAGAAAACAGGCAATGCTGTATTGTCACTTTCAAAAGAAACAATGCCAGATTTATTCAAAGAGTTCGCAGACTATCCAGATGTAATTGAGTTGCTCAATATACGCAAAAAACTATCAAAAACTTCAATTAAGAAGTATTATGCTATGCTCAACTGCGCTATGAAAGACCACAGAGTTAGAGGTACATTCCAATTTTATGGCGCAAATAGAACTGGTAGATGGGCGGGTAGATTATTGCAATTGCAGAACTTATCAAAAAACCATGTATCACATATTGAAGTACCGCGTGAACTAATTAGAGCTCGCGATTGGGAAACGGTTGAGATGATGTATGATGATGTTGCGGATATTCTTTCACAACTTGTAAGAACAGCTCTTATACCACCACAAGGTATGAAATATGCAGTTGCTGACTTTTCAGCTATTGAAGCAAGAGTTATATCTTGGCTCGCTGATGAAAAGTGGCGATTAGATGTATTTCACGGTGACGGCAGGATTTATGAAGCAACTGGAGAAAAGATGTTTGGAGTACCAAAGTCTGAAATTAAAAAAGGCTCAGTGCTTCGCGACAAGTCAAAAATATCCGAATTAGCATTAGGTTATGAAGGAGGTCTTGGCGCATTAAAGCGCATGGGCGGTGATAAAATGGGTCTTTCAGACACAGAAATGATGTCGCTCGTACGAAAATGGCGCATGGCCAATCCTAATATAGTTGATATGTGGAAAGAGATTGATGAGGCTTCTAAAGAAGCAGTAAGATACCACAGAGCCGTTAAGTGCACTAGTAAAAATGTTATATTTGATTGTGACGGTGAATTTATGACAATAGAATTGCCTGTAGGCAGAAAACTATTTTATTATAAGCCTGAATTCAAAGATAAGAAAATAGGCTGTTCTACAGTTCCAATTCGAAGTTTGTGCTATAGAGGCATCGACCAGACAACAAAACAATGGATAAGCATAGACACCTATGGCGGCAAACTAACAGAAAATATAGTTCAAGCTGTATCAAGAGATTTATTAGGTGATGCTATGCTTAGAATGGAAAAAGCTGGATATGGAATTGTGGGTTCAATACACGATGAAGTTATAACAGAGGTTCCAGAAGAGAATGCTCAGCTATGGTATGATAATTTGGTAAAAATCATGTCAACTCCACCTTTGTGGGCACAAGACCTTCCACTTAATGCAGATGGAGGAGTTATGGACTTTTACCAAAAATGATTAGTATTTATGCAAGTAGATAAATTGAAATATGATGAAAATTTGAGCGTAGCAGTTGGACTAAACGTTTCAAGTAAAGTATGGAAAAATACCAAAACTACTTGGAGCAATTTAGTTCAAAAGCTAGCTACTCCTGTAGTAACCGCTGAAACATATAAGCGGTTTATGAGTGCCACAAAAGAAGAGCAAAGTAAGATAAAAGATGTAGGTGGATTTGTAGGCGGATTTCTTACAAATGGTAGGCGTGATAAAACAAGTGTACTTTACCGCCAGTTAATTACATTGGATATTGACTTTTCTCATGAGAACTTTTGGTGGGACTTTACGATGCTTTTTGATTGTGCGGCAGTTATACACTCAACTCATAAGTCATGCCCAGAAAAACCAAGGCACAGATTGATAATTCCACTTGATAGAGAAGTATCGCAAGAAGAATATCAAGCTATTGCTCGAAAAGTCGCTGAATACCTAAACATTGATTTGTTTGACCAGTCAACTTTTGATGTAAATAGACTTATGTTCTGGCCGTCTGTATCATTAGATATGGAGTACTACTTTGAATTTCAAGACGGACCTTTCCTTGAAGCTGATTATATCCTTGGGCTATATGATGATTGGCGTGATACGAGCGAATGGCCAACTGCTACAGATAGCACAGATGTAATAATGCAAGCTATCAAAAAGCAAGAAGACCCAGAAGATAAAAAAGGCATAATTGGTGTTTTCTGTCGTACTTATACTATACAAGAAGCTATTGAGACTTTTCTTTCAGATGTATATGCACCAGCTGGAGAAGGGCGATATACGTATATAAATGGCTCTACAGCTGCGGGCTTAACAGTCTATGATGATAAATTTGCATATTCTCATCATGGAACAGACCCTGCTGGAGGTAGACTATGTAATGCATTTGACTTAGTTCGCATACATAAGTTTGGCCATTTAGATACAGGCAAAGAAAAAGAAGACAAAGATAAAAAGAGCTTTAAGGCAATGGAAGAATTTGCCTCTAAGGACTCTACAACAAAAAAGCATATTGCTGAAGAAAAGTTTGCTGAAGCTAAATTCGAGTTTGCAGAAGAAGCAAAAGCAGAAGTTCCTGAAGAATATGATACTTCATGGACAGAAGAGCTTGGCGTTAATACAAAAGGCGAATATGATAATTCTGCCAATAACTTGAATATAATAATTCAGCATGACCAATTCTTAAAAGATGTATTTAAGCTAAACACTTTTGATAATAAAAGATATGTTACACGTTCGTTACCATGGCGTAAAGTCGATACTATGGAGCCTCTTCGTGATGTTGACTATTCTGGTGTTCGTAATTACATTGAGTGTGTTTACGGCATTGTGTCAAGTCAAAAAGTGGACGACGCGCTTGCGCTTGAATTTGAAAAGAAAAAGTTCCATCCGATAAGAGAGTATATACGTGCTCAAAAGTGGGATGGCATACCGAGAGTTAATACATTATTGATTGATTATTTTGGAGCAGAAGATAACGCTTATACTAGAGCTGCCATTAGGAAAACGTTGGTGGCGGCTGTTGCGAGGGTATTCGAGCCAGGTATTAAGTTCGACACAGCACTTATACTTGTCGGAGAACAAGGAACATATAAAAGTACTTTCGTTAAAAAGCTCGGCATGGAATGGTTCTCAGATACATTCACGACTGTGCAGGGCAAGGAGTCATTTGAACAGATACAAGGGGCGTGGCTGATTGAAATGGCAGAGCTTTCAGGCCTTAAGAAAGCAGAAGTAGAGTCAATAAAGCACTACATATCAAAAAGAGAAGATATGTTCAGGCCAGCGTATGGTAGAACAGTAGAAACATATAAGCGCCAATGCGTATTTTTTGGTACTACTAACAACAAAGATTTCTTACGTGACCCGACAGGAAATAGACGATTTATGCCTATAGACGTAAGGCCAGAATATGTTACAAAGTCTGTAATTGATGACCTTACACAAGATGAAATAAATCAAATATGGGCTGAAGCATATCAACTATATCTGGCAAAAGAGCCTTTATACCTCGTTGGTGATGAAGATATAATTGCTAAGATTGAGCAACATAAACACTCAGAAGCAGATGAGCGAAAAGGTATTATTGAAGAATATCTTAATACTAAATTTCCAGATGATTGGGATAAAATGGACCTGTACGACAGAAGACGTTGGCTTGAAGACCCATTGTCTAAAAACGGTACAATGCAAAAAGACTTTGTCTGCATTGCTGAAGTATGGTGTGAGTGCCTTGGCAAAGATAAGACAGAAATGTCAAGATATAATACCAGAGAGGTTAATGAAATTCTTAGGTCATTGCCTGAATGGGAAGCTATAGCATCCACTAAGAACTTTCCTTTATATGGTAAACAGAAATACTATAAACGTAAAGATAGCTTATTATGATAGACAGTGAAAAAGTTATAGAGCGCAAATTGGCCGAGCTTGTTAAAATAAACGGTGGTATGTGCATAAAACTGCTGTGTGACCAACTTATAGGCTTACCAGATAGAATGTGCTTATTTCCAGGCCATAAAATAGTTTTTGTGGAATTAAAAACAACTGGACGAAAGCCTAAACGCATACAGGCATGTATGCACAATAAGCTTAGAGCTTTGGGTTTTAGAGTTGAAGTAATAGATACGATAAAAGGTGTTGAACAATTTATAGATAGTATAATTTATGATAAGTAACATAGTTGCATTTATAATAGGTGCTTCGTTTGGTTTAGCTTGTTTAGCTATATTTAACAATAACGAAAGATGAAAGAAACAGATTTACATAAATACCAATTAGCTTGTGCGCAGCATATAATCGAGCATCCATTTTGCGGTGTATTTGTAGATATGGGCCTTGGCAAAACCATATCAACTCTTACTGCTATAAATTATTTGATGTTTGATTATTGTGAAGTTAATTCTGTATTAGTTATAGCTCCAAAACGAGTGGCTGAGTCAGTTTGGCAAGAAGAAGCAGAGAAATGGGAACATACAAAGCATTTGCGCTTTTCTAAGATTATAGGTACTGCTAAACAGCGAATAGCAGCTGTTATGGAAACAGAAGCTGATATTTATATCATATCAAGAGATAATGTTGCATGGCTTTGTGCTTTATATGGCGGAGGCAAATTACCTTTTGATATGGTAGTAGTTGATGAGCTTAGCAGTTTTAAGTCTTATAAATCAGAGCGCTTTAAGGCATTACGTGGTGCAAGGCCTTATCTTAAAAGGTTAGTAGGATTAACAGGCACGCCTGCTCCTAATGGTCTTATTGACTTATGGCCTCAAATATATCTTATGGATAGAGGCGAGCGCCTTGAAAAGACAATATCCAGATATAGAGAAAGGTATTTTCGGCCAGGTCAAACGAATGGTCATGTCGTATATTCATACGATTTGATGAGTGACTCAGAATATCTAATACATAAGAAAATAGAGGATATTTGCATAAGCATGAAAGCCGATGATTATCTTGAAATGCCGTTTAGGACAGATAACTATATAAAGCTTAGAATGCCTGAAGCTCTAAAGAAGCAATACGATGACTTTGAAAAGAATAAAGTGCTTGACTTAATAAGTGCTACTGAAACGATTGAGCAAAAAGACGAAAATGGTAATTCAGTATTTGTTGAAAAGCCTGTGGAAGTAAGCGTAGTCAATGCCGCTGCCCTTTCAAATAAATTACTTCAATTTGCTAATGGAGCTATATATGATGAAGAAAGAAATGTGTTTCCAATTCATGATATTAAGCTTGAAGCTCTTAAGGAGATAATCGAAGATGCAAATGGCCAATCTGTGCTTGTAGCGTGGACCTATCAATTCGATAGGGATAGAATCGTGGAATATCTTAAAAAATATAAGCCAAGAGAGCTTAAAAATAATAAAGATATTGAAGACTGGAATGCCGGCAAAATACAAGTCATGTTAGCTCACCCAGCATCAGCAGGTCATGGGCTTAATCTTCAAGCAGGAGGTAGCATAATAGTTTGGTTTGGACAAACATGGAGTCTTGAATTATATCAGCAGTTTAATGCTCGATTATATCGCCAGGGACAGCAAAATCATGTTGTTATAAACCATTTAATTTTGCAAGGCACTCATGATGAAGATACAATCAGAGCACTTAAAGCAAAAGATAAAAGGCAAAATGCCTTAATGGATAGTATAAAAGCAAAAATCGACAAATATAAAAAATATATGTAATATGGGACGTAATGGAAAGCAAGCTCCAGTATTTCTGGAAATGGTAAAATTTGTTAACGATAATGTTGGCAAAGTAGTAAGTTCAAAAGAAATTTTGCTTGGCAAAGAGCCAGGTAGAAACTCTGAAACTGCATATCTTTATAAGCTTGTAAAGCTTGGATATGTAGAGCCTGAAGACGATAATAGCTTTGTGAAAGATAAAACAGCAAACTTTAAGGTAATAAAAGAATTTCCTAAACATTACAACTCCGTTATGTTTATGGATGAACTGAGAGTGGCAAATGGGTATATACCAGATAATCATAAACGTAAAGTATATTGATATGAAAGCAACAGATGTACAAATAGGTGGTAGCCATTATAAAGATATGGCTATGCAACCAATAGAGCTTATAACTGCTTTAAGATGCTCTTTTATACAAGGATGCATTATAAAATATATTAGCAGGTATAAAGCTAAAAATGGAGTGCAGGATATAAAGAAGTGTATTCATTATGCTCAGTTAGCTATTCAGTTAGGAGATAAAAGAAGATGCAATGATAAAGCTCTCTCTCTTAATATAAATAAGTTTATTATTAAAAATAAGCTAACGATATTTCAGCGGAGAATTATTACTCAAACTGCATATAATAATTATGAGCAAGTTATTCAATTTTGCAAAGAATTACTGCAAATAGAATATCCAGAAGAGCAATAAAATCTGGCCAAGTTAAGAAGTGTTAAATGAGTGCACTTTATAATGAAAAATTTTCTATTCTCGGAGAAAATTAGTATATTTGCATATCTAAATAAAGATAATAAAATGGACAAGAAAAGAACCTTTCAGCAAATAGCCAAAGATATAAAGTCAACATGGCTTAATGTATATTTTGGTGCGGTGCCTTATTTAGAGGCAATGTTAACACTTGATACTTCAGACCTGAATGCCATGTATCTTTATGATACTGCAGGAGATATTGTTAGATACTTCTTGGCAAATGCGCAAACATTTAGAGGAGCTGATGCAAAAAGATTAAAAGCAGAACTTAAAAATTTAGTAGAGCAATGAAGAAAATAATTATCGGACTATGTGTTATCATAGTAATACAAGCTTTATGTATTGTCAATGTGAAGAGTGATATATACCAAAATACTATATATATAGAAGCTTTAGAACGATATACAAAAGTTTCTATATATAAGAAAGATGCACAGCTTTATCTTATGAATTCTTATTGGAACAATCCAGAAATTCATAAGCTATTGGCCGACTCTTGTAAAGCGGATTGTATTAAATATGAAAACGATAAATAATCATGGCTAACATCTTAGAACAAGCAAACAAGATTGTAAATGAACGCTCAGAGGAAAAAGAGCGTCAATACGGACCATTTCAGGCATCAATGGAAAGAGCAGCAGCTCTTTATAACTTGATGTCGCCTAAAGACCAGCAAATAACAACTGCTGGTATGTATAGAGCTATGATAGCTCTTAAGTTATCGCGTGAGGCTTATGCACACAAAGAGGATAATCTTCTTGATGCAGTAGCTTACATGGGCTCTATGAATGACTATCTGGAAGAGCATAAAGATATTTTCAACAAATAAACAATTTTTTAATTATGGCAAAAGTGTATAACACAACGGACCTCAGACCTGACCAGGCCTTTGAGCGCCACGTATTCCACAGAGACCAATTTGCGCATTATCTGCGATGGACTCATATCTTGAAAGAAGCCAAAATTGGTGAGTCTATTGTTGATTTTGGCTGTGGAGCTGCTAACTTGCTTGAGGTATTATACAGAAACAAGTTTAAGCAAAAAGAATATATCGGTATCGATATTCGCGAAAAAACAATTCAAGAAGCAGCTGAGAAGTATGCCAATGTACCTTGGGCTCATTTTTATGTAGCAGACCTTGTTAAAAACTATATGGATTTTAGCCAATTTAATGCTGATAAGGTTTGTGCATTTGAAGTACTTGAGCACGTAGGCAAACAAAATGCTCATAAGTTCCTTGAGAACTTTAAGGCCTGTGGTAATAACAATGCTACTTATTACCTTTCAACTCCGAACTATGACCCATCTGTAGGAGCAGCTGGTAATCATATTTATGACTCAGGCGATGGCCGCGGAGTTGATATGCAAGAGTTTGACCATTGGGAGCTTGAAGGCATATTGCTGAAACACTTCAACATAGTAAAGAAGTTCGGTACATTTGCTTCGGCTAAAGACTATAAGCCACAGATGAACGATTGGCAACAGAAAATGTTTGATGCTCTTAAAGAGTATTATGACTCAAACCTCATTGCCAATATCATGGCTCCTATGTTCCCGGATGCTTCACGTAATACTCTTTGGGTATTAAAGCGTAAGCCGGGAGATGTAAAAGTTGCTCCTAAAGTCACTAAGCAACCAAGTTTATTCGATGACGATTTAATGTAACAGATATGAAGATAAATGCTATCATTGACAAGACTGAAAGCTACGATGAGATTATATCCAAAGAGGTAGTAGTGGATATAATTGACGAGTCTCATGCAAAACATCATCTTATAGATGTTCAGCTAGTAGCTCTCGCCTTAAAAGATAAGATGAAGCTCAGAAGAGATAAAGACAAAACATATATGTTAAACTTAATTGCTAATTTTGCATCATTATGAAAAGTTTAATTTCAGTAACTCCAAGAGAGTTTAAACACAACTTCAATGAAGTAATGGAAATGTGCACATATCTGTGCATGACAACCAATCAGGAGATTATTATCACTGTTCCTACGAGCAGAAAGTCAAATACTCATGCAGAAATAGCCAAGCTTATTCCTGTAGAAGGAGATATTAAGCGTGAGTACAATAAAGAACTTATGGATAAGCTTGGCATTAACGCTCCTAATCCTAAGCTTTTAAAAATTGTAGCTATTATGGCTGATGCTTTTGAAAAAGAAGGAGTTTACAGCCTTATAAGTCCAGAAGTTGAACATAGACTTGTTAGAGCTGCAGAAACAGCAGCTAAGGAACTTGTTAAAATGATGTAGTCATGAAATTTGCAAAAATAAGAAATGTAAAGTCCCCTGTTCGTGGGACTGGTAAAGCAGCAGGAATTGATTTTTTCGTTCCTAACTTTGGCAGTAACAAAGGCTTTATCGTAAATCCAGGAACTGATATTTTGATACCATCAGGTATTAAGATGGAAATTCCAGAAGGATATATGCTTATGGCAGCCGATAAATCAGGAGTCGTAACTTCTAAATGGGCTTGCCTTGGAGCTGGTAGAACACCGAAAGCAGAAGCATTTGAAAGCGTTGTTATTCTCGGAGCCAAGATTGTAGATGAAGATTACCAGGGTGAAATTCATATACATGTTGTTAATGTCGGCAAAGCCAAGGTCCACATTAAGCCAGGTATGAAAATAGCACAATTTATTCTTGTGCCTGTATCGTATGAAGGCCTTGAAGAAGTTTCTGAGTCAGAGCTTTTCAGCCGTTCATCTGAGCGTGGCGATGGAGCACTCGGGTCTACTGGGTCATATTAAGGATTGATTTTCACATTATTCTCACGCGCAATATCGCGCTTTAAGTACATGAATGATTGATTAATAATGGAATAATAAGCGTGCTCTAGAACGCGCGAGAATATATAAACTTTAAGCACATGAAACAGCTCAAAAAGAAAGCGGTAGAAATACTAGAAGTTATTTATACAGACCAGTTTCTCAGATTTGTAGCAGTTTATGCTAACAGATTTAGAGCAACAAACGGTTATGGAAGATGGCTCGCTGAATATAGGCGAATGGATGAGCAAGGTATGTTTAAGCCAGAAAAGTTGAGAGAGCTTTATGTCGATATATTAAAAGATACAAGCACATTGTCTTATATATACTGGGATGCTGTACATTATATTTGTATACAAGCTCTTGATGCTGCTAAGGCTTTTGCTTCTGCAAACTCATTTGATGTTAGAGTTATAACTGGCGAAATTGCAGTGAATGATGATGACGAAGAGCTTACAGGCTTATCTATGGAAGAAGCAATAAGTATTTGCAATGCCATGAATGAGGAAGCTGAAGAGTTGTTGTTTAGAGTTTATAACAGTAATACTAATAAGCTGATAGCATGACAGACAAAGAAAAAATAGCAGATGCTGCGAATAATATGGAGAATAAATATATGAAAAATATACCTGAAAACTTTTGGTCTCTCAGATTTTTAGACCAATATATGCGAGGTCATAAAGGCTTTATAGCTGGCGGTTGTTTTAAGAACATTCTCTCAAGAGAAAAAGTGAAAGATGTAGATATTTTCTTTCACAATCAATCTGATTTTGATGAGGCTGTTGCACACTTTAATAGCTTAGTTGAAGAGGGCACATGGACTTTTAAATATAGAAATGACAAGGCTTGTGCCTTTCAAGAAAAAGGCTGTTCTATGTGGGTAGAACTTATTGAATCAGTATTTGGAACGCCTGGAGATATTCTGAATAATTTCGACTTTACCATTACTAAGTTTGCATATTACAGGGAGATAGTTCCTCTTGATGACAGCGATGATAAATGGCGTTGGGAATATAGGCTACTATATCATAGAGATTTTTTTGAGCACTTGCATCAAAAGCGCTTAGTACTAGACAACAAAATTCCTTTTCCAATATCTACTTGGGAACGCTCATATCGGTATAAGGGTTATGGCTATAGCCTCTGTAAAGAATCAAAGAAAAAGTTACTTGATGCTATTAGAAATACAACACCTAAAGATGATGAGTTATCGATGTATAATATAGGAGGATGGGATTAGTATGGGAAAAATGCAATACGGAGTATTTGGCTCAGTAGGTGAATTGCTAAGATACTTTAATACCTACAAACAAGCCGAGACTTTTAAAATATCTCGGCAAAGATACGATTGGAGTGTTAAACAGATTTGGGTAGAATAGCTATGGGTAAGATAGGACAAATTATAACGGTTAAAGAAAAGATATAGCAAAAAAAACTTAAACAACTATAGTTATGAATATAGCTTATAAAAATGCAACAGAAGCCTTTGAGGATTTATATGGCCTTATAATGGGCCAAGGCATATACACCAATGTTGGAACAAAGGCTGTATACAATGTTGGTTTTTATTTACTTAATCCTCAGCAACGCATCATAACAACAGAATGGCGTAAATTTAGCGAACGATACGCAGAGCGCGAATATGCCTGGTATATGTCTGGAGATAGGAGTATAGCTGAAATTAAAAAGTATGCTCCTATATGGGATAAAATGCATGGTGGAGATAACATTGTCAATTCTAATTATGGGTGGCAATGGACTCGCAATGGCCAATTGGCAAAGTGCATTGAGCAGCTTAAAGAGAATAAAGATACTCGTCAAGCTTGGTTTACTATATTTGACGGTAAAGAAAAAGATGACTATAAATATGATACACCTTGTACACTATCAGTCGGATTTGATATTAAGCCTCAAATAGGAACTCTTGATATGTGCGTAACTATGCGAAGCAATGATTTGGTTTATGGTTTTTGCAATGACCAGTATTGTTGGACAAAGCTTCAACAATTAGTTGCGGATGAGCTCGGTGTGCCAATAGGTACTTATTACCATTTTGCTCATGATTTGCATATATATAAGAGACATTTCGATATGCAAGAAAAGTATTATAAACAACGGCTTAAAAACTTATAAACCAGCAGGCAAATATGCAGCGTATAAATGCACAATTTGCAGAAATAAAACAACCATTAAAAACTTATAAAAAAGAATTATGGAAATGAAAAAGGTACTTAAATTTTTATGGAGATATGTAGGTGTACTTTATTTCCCTATATATCTATTAGCCTGGGTATTGCATAAAATAGCAAGACTCGTGCTTGCAATCGCGTATTTTGGATTGCTTAACAAGCAAGCTGGAAAAGATATAATCAAGTCTTTATTTAAGTGGCATGGAAGATATTAAGCAATATGGAGACTTAACCGAAGAGGAACTCTTTGAATTTCTCGATGAAATTAAAAGCGATGATGAGGATATTCAAGAGGCTCAATCTGAGGCAATTGAAAAAATTACCTTAGAAGAAGAGCATGTTGAATTATCTGAAGAAGAGCAGGAAAACAGAGAGATCGAAGCTAGATATGGAGATAAAATATCATGGACAGGCTTAGGTCTAAATAGTTGCCAAGGTGTAAAACTATTTGGACCTGAGGGGCAGCGCAGAGCTGCAATGGCTAGCATAGAAGCTAAAAGGAAAAAGTCTCAACGACTTAAAGAAGACAGAATACGTATTCAGCGTGAAGCTTTCAGGCAAGAATATATACGCCTGAGTGACCCTATAGGAAATGAAAGGATTAAGCTGTTAGTTTCATCACTTGTTAAAGAACACACAAGAATGGTTGATAAATACTCAGCTTATATAAACAAGCGATTAGCTACTCTACTTAATCCTTTTATTCCACGTAGGCTAAGAATATGTAGAATCTTATATCCTGACTCAATTCGCGCATGCCCTGGCTTTTTATATAAAGCAAGTGAGGAATATGGTGCTGGATTAACTATTTGGGCGATGCCGAATATCCCATATTACTTTGTTCAAAATACAGAGCAGAAAGTTCTTATGGAGCGTAAATCACCATTCTTGGTAAATGTGGACCAGTCTATAAAGTTCTATCATGAGCACCTTAAAAAAAGAGCAGACAAAGAGCTTAAATATGCTTCTTTAATATACCAAAAAGGTGTATACTCATACTTTGACTTGTTAAGGCTTAATCCATTTTGGTATGAAGTTTTATATAACGATTTGCAAAACAAAATTAAAGAAATAGTATGAAAAGTAATAACAACACTAAATTAGCATTGCAAAGAATTTTAATCTATCAAGATGAAGACTGTAAAATCCTGGTAGATTATCTGGTGTATAGCGGCTTTCAAGTAATAACCTCAACTGAGAATGATATACTAATCAAAATCAAAGAAAAGAATTATGACTTATGCATATTAAGCCATTATAAAACAACAGATGCCTCTATGAGGCTAAAGCTATTAAAATTTTTGCGCAAATCAGATGATAAAATGCCGGTAATAATGGTATCAAACAAGGCCGGATATGAGCATGTTATTGAAGCATTCGATGAAGGTGCAGATGATTACATTATAAGGCCATATAACATTGAAGAGCTTGTAAGAAGAATAAAAGCTGTTTTGAAAAGATGCGGTGTGCGAGTAAGAAGTATAGAGCCATCTTATGAGATAGGCGATTACCTGTTTAATACAGTAGATAAAATTCTTACTATAGGCAATGTAAAAACACAGCTTAATAATAAACAAAGCCAAGTTCTTGCTTTACTATGCGCTTATAAAAATGAAACATTACCTAAGAAAACACTTATGCAACAAGTATGGGTTGATGATAACTACTTTAATAGACGTAGCTTAGACGTCCATATAAGTATGTTGCGAAATATGCTTAAAAAGGATAACCGAGTAGCTATAGAAACCATACGAGGGATCGGTCATTCTCTTGTTATAAAAGAAGATGAAAGCTTAATGTAAAAAAGGCAGACTACAGAAAAGTAGTCTGCCTTATATTTCTCTCGTTCGCTTGTTAAGCTACGTGCTTCTTGAAATTCTTCAAAAAATACAAGCTCATTTTTCCTGTCACAAAATCCTCATCTTGATTGCCTGCATGAAAACACTTAAGGCCATATTTATTGGTATAAACCTTAAAATCACCACGTAATTCTCTCGTTCCAGTTTGGCTATTAAACCACCACATTCTAATATGATTTGCATCAAGCCATTTTATTTGCTGCTGAATATATTTAGTAAGGTTCTCATATTCATCATAATCGGCTTGGTCTTCAACATACGGGACAAAGGTGCATTCTATAAGGTCTGAGTCATCAACTGCTTTCCAATCATCTTCTATATAAAAATTATTGGAAAACATTTCAGATACCTCATTAGCTTCTTCCAAATTGTCTTCGTCTAATGGCTCTTCACCATAATACAAAAAGCAAAAAGCATCATTTGATATTTGCAAAGTCTGCTTTTTGCTGTAATCTAAAACAAAATTGCTCATTTATTCTCCCGTTCTATAGTTTCACGATATTTCTTCTCAAGCTCTGCTATTTCATCTAAAGCAGCTTGAGGCTGAACTAATTGAACAGCTGCGGGCAATTCATTTTCTTCTTGAACTGACTGAGAGTTATCAAGCAAATTCTCTTGCTGTACCTCTTGGGTATTCTCTTGTTCATTTATTTCCATATTGCAATTATTTATTTTTGTTCAACATTTCTCTTGTTGGGACTTGTGATATTCTCCTGTCCAATTGTGGCGGATATTCTCCTGTCCAATTGTGGCGGATATTCTCCTGTCCAATTGTGGCGGATATTCTCCTGTCCAATTGTGGCGGATATTCTCCTGTCCAATTGTGGCGGATATTCTCCTGTCCAATTGTGGCGGATATTCTCTCGGCCATTTCTTCTGTTAACTCCTGTACCACACTCAGGGTCCAATGTGGACAATTGCTGCATAGTCCACTGTGCACGCGGGCTACACAGCTTGTACACTCAGGCATAGGTTGTTTAATCATAATGACCATGCGGTTTTTATGAATTCTAGTGTGCAACATTTTTTAACAGTTTTACTTTTGTTCTTTTATAAGCTAAAGTACAAAATAATCTTGATATAAATTACTGTTTTACAGACTTTAACATAAAAATTTTTCACTGGTTTATTGCGGCTTCAAAATAAAAATATAGAGCCCTAAATGCCTCGAAAATATATGAAATTTCATTATTCTCGTTCATTCTCTCCTCATTTCTTTTTATAGACTTAGTTTACTATTATTCTCAAATAAAAGTGTCCTAGAAGCCAAGAAAATGAGTCAACTTTTTAGCCATAAATTTAACAGCTATTTATATAACTGCTTGGTGGCTTAAAGCTCAGGAAAGTCCATGCCTCAATTCATATTATAGGCTTTATAAAAATACATTGATAGATACACTTCTTTTGACCTCTATCGCGTCAAATTGAGTCAACCCATATTATGGTACACCTAAAGCCTAAAAGTGCCTTAGAACGCGAAAGAAGCATGTTTCTATGAGTTTACATATTTTAGCATATAAAGCTGATATATAAAAAATGCTGCATACCATTAGGTATACAGCATAAAAGAAAAGCCGCTTTTCACAAAGCAGCTTTTCTCAAGAGTTTAACAGAGATTATTTGCTATGTCTTACGCAAGCAGGTCGGTTTCTTCTGAAGTTTCAGCCGGTGCTTCGGTGGCTGAATCTCCTTGTATCTGACTGGCAAAATATTCATCCAGCTCCTTCTTTGCATCCTCAAGCTGCTTCTTTTTGGCTTCCAGCTCTTCCTGAACTTTCTGCAGCTTCTCCTCTGCCCTCTTCACATTCTCCTCGCAGCGAATTACACGGTCCTGAGGAGTAAGCGAAGCGCGAGTTGCTGCTGCTTCACGGCGCCCCAAATACTTGGCATTGAGCCGTGCACCTTCTTCGTCGAACTCTTCGGCAATCTTAAGGCCCTCGACGTTCACAACCTTGTGCATAGCCTTCGTTGCAAGTGGATTGCCCTCAATAGGAGTCGGAACTAAAATGCGGTAGAGCAAGTGCTGAGCTCGTTTGTCAGGCACGATTGCCATGATACGGCCAACTACCATTTCGATGTGCTCTTCACCGTTTTCGTCTGTAGTGCGGTATTTCTCAAATTCTACCGTTTTACCTACATTGCCGATAACTTCGTTAACCTCTTCGGCAATTGCTTCCGGCGTCCATTCAATTTTGTCTACCGGGTCTTTTACTTTGCGAGCACGGACTTTCTTTTCCGGCTCAATAACTTCGTCCAAAATGCGAACAAGATTGCTGTCGTGTACCTTAACGATACGGCGTCCATCGTCTGTCTTGATTGCATAAAGCACCTTATTGCTGCGCTTCTCTTCAATCACTCCGGCAATATAGCCGTCAACCCATTCTGCGGTGTTGAAAGGAACTGCCTGACAACGATGGTAAACGTTCTTCTTCAGCTCTTCGGCCAGTGCTTGACGGTCCTCATCGGTCATCTTTGGCTTTTTCTCCTGAGCTGCCTTGCTGCCGTTGTAAAGCGGGTTAAGCCCGCCATTCTCTTCAGCTGCCTTAATAGCTGCTTCTTCCTCAGGGCTGAGCTGAGTTTCTTCTTCACTTGCAGGAGTCTCTTCTGCGGTTGCCTCAGGAACTGCAGGAGCTGCAGGGGCCTGAGCCTGTTCACGAGCTGCGAGTACGGCTTCGATAGCCTTCTTGTCTTCATCACTTGCTGTTGCCAAAAGAGCGTTCAGCTTCTTCGTTGTCATCTGCGAAAATTTCATTGTTGCCATAATGCTGTAAATTTTGAATTGTTATTAAAATGTTATTGTTTAATTTTGATATTGCAAATATACCATGTTTTTTTGAATTATTGAGCCGCTTTGGGAACTTTTTTTCCAAGTTTTATGTTAAAAAATATCAATTGAGTTTCTTAAACGACCCTAAGAGTCCGAAAGTACTTATATCCCTCCTTGCCAAAGAATCTGAGTGCCATATTAGCCAATTTCGTTGTCCCTAAGGCATCCGAAGACGCTACTATGATAGCCACACAACCCTCATCATTGGACACGATAGCACAATCCGAAATGACTTCTATGAAGTTCTCCATACTGTCCAAATTCTCTCGAGTGGCCTCAACTTCAAGCCTATAAACCGTTACAAACATGTTATTTAGCTTTTACGGTTTTGTAGCTCTTGCTTACCTCTACACTGAACACGCCGTGCCAAAGAGCAAATCGGATTGCTGTTTCTGAGTTGTCTTGTTCAACTGCAATTGTCGGTGTCAGAAACGTTGTTTTTGACCTAGTTGCTGAAAATTTCATTGTTACCATATTACTGTAAATTTTTATTAGTTGCTCCGCAACAATATTGCGAAAGCAAGGATTAAACTTAGTGCCGCTGTAGGTGTCGCTCCTAAAATCCGCTTGATACTGTTCCACGAATATCGTTTCTGTCCGCAGCGGCTAAGGTCATGCATTCTCTTGAGAAGTGCCGTCCCATTCTGTTACTTGCTCGAGTACAACATACCGGCGTTGCCTTGCGCGGCACATAAGAGCCGCATAGCTGTCTGCGTCTGCTTTGTTATCAAACTTCTCCACAATTGTGGGATCGAAAATACCGCCGTTATAGGCAACTGCTACATAAAAAACTGTTGTTTCCATATTCGTTATATCTTTTAAGTTATATGCAAATATACTACTTTTATTTTAATCTGGTTACTGCTTTAAGAACTTTTTTCGTTAAATAATGTTGGTTATTTTACGTTCATTCTTGCTGCATATTCATCAATCTGTTCTCTTGTAAGCCACTCAGGTTTAACCGACAATCCGTTTTATCGAATATTTATGCCGTTCTCGTCTACTGTAATTACCTCAACCAGCATTGCCTTGCCAGGTATTTCTTTTGTCTCCTTTTTCGGTTTGTCCTCTTTGTAGATGCAGTAGGTGTGTTCATAATAGCTGCGCAAGTCATCACGTTTTGCTGCGTCCTTGATACATCCGAGGATATTTTTTTCGACATAGTAGTGACACTCGCTGGCAAACATTCTTTTGCCGGTTATTTCCTCGCTGTCAATTCTTACTTCTCCTGTTTCCAACATACTGTTCGGAATGTTCGTCAATACGAAACGATAATTTCTATTTACTTTCATTGCTGTAATGCTTTATTGCTAAATTACTCATTTTTTCCGATACCTGAAAGCTTTTTGTGTTAAATTTTCAGCTTGGAAGTGCTAAACTTTGTAACTAGCATGTTGAGCTTAATAGCTCTTTTGTTATTGCTAAAGTACTAATTTTTTTCTAACCGAGAAAGCCTTTGAACAACTCTTTGTGTTAAAAATTATTAGTATCTTTAGTGCGCTCGCTTGCTCAATTCCGATAAGAATTTAAGGCGCTAAAAAAAATAACATAGGAAAATTCTCAGGCCTAAGCTGTGTTAAAATGGATGGTTGTTAACCATATTTAACATTCTGGCTGTTAGCCAAGTAACACATACAGCAAGCCTCAACATGACGAGGTGCAGCTAGTTACGAAATGTTAAATTGAGACACAAGCTCATTTAACAATGCCTGACTTGCTCAGATTCTCTCAGTCACATACGCCATCATCGCAATTCATTTGAGCACGATACAGGTCACGGAGATTAAGCAACCAGCCATATAGGCACAGAGCCATTCATTTGTCAAAGCCTGCTAACACACAGGCTCA